ATGGAGAGTGGAACTTTACCAGTTGATGAAGATTTAGTTTATAACTATATAACTACGCCTTTTCTTCCTGACAACGTAACTACTTACACAGGTATTGGAACAAATAATCAACAAGGTACATGGACAAATGTAAGTAACTACAACTTTAAAGGAACTCCTGTTGTTGGAAATGCTTATTTCAGTCCACAAAAAGGAATTTACGCAATATCTGAACCTAGAGGTAGCAACACACGTTGGTATTTTACTTTTGGTGGAACTTTACTTCCTCAGACATTTTATAAAGATTATCCTACAAATTACGCTCCTTATAAAGAGAGTGATTGGAGCGATGGTATAGAAGAAGTTGATAGTAGTGGTAATGGAACTGGAATATTTCATAGATTTAGAATTGCAAGAAATCCTTCTTCTTTAGGTAGTGCAGAAGACTGGAGAGGTAGTGCTGGTAGCGGAAGAAACTTTTATGCTATTGCTGTACAAAAATCAAATAAAGTTCCTTCAATAATAATTACTACGGACGAAAGACCAACAACAGCAACAACAGGTGCTGGGGTAGGTTTAACTATTAATGTTAAAAAAATAACTGATGGAACTAATACCTATAAAGAATATACATTAGGAGCGGCAGGGACTGGTTATCAAGATGGTGACAGAGTTACTATTAATAATGAATCTCCTACTCAAACTTTAGTTGTTACAATTGAGCCTCCTCCTGTGGATGTTGGAGCTATTGGAACTCATAGTGATTGGAGAATGGAGGGAGGAGATGGAACGGCTAATTATTATACAAATTATTGGAGTATTGTTAAACATAATCCAAATAATGCAATAGCTGATTATTTCTTATTTGACGCAGAATCTTCAAGCCATGAAAATGGACCTGAACATGAGGTAACTTATTTAAATGAAATTACACATGCAGGTACTAGTAGTAATCCAGAGATTAATTATGAAAAACTTGCAATGGCAGGCATTCGGATTGGAGCTACAAATACGTTAAGTAGTTTTGGTGCTTTCACTGCATTTATTGAAAAAGGAATAAAAGTAGATCGTCTAATTCCAGATTCAAATCCTAATACTGGTACTGGTTATTTAACTAGAAATTCTGAAACAGCTTCTACTAATAATTTTGTAGAAATAGCTCATGATTTATTAACAAATACTATGTACGGTGTTGGCGATATTGTTGGACATGATGGTGTTGATCGTAAAAGTATGATTGAAGGAGCTAGGTATTGTAGAGCAAATAATTTTTACTGGGATGGCGTTATAGATAGTAAGTTTAATTTAAGAGAATTTATTTTTGAACATGCTGGTTACAACTTCTTAGATTTTTCTATATTAGGTGGTCGTTTTAGTTTAAAGCCAAGTTTTCCTGTTGATGGTGATTATAAAATTAATTATGACGCAGGAGTTAATACAGGTATTGATATTAAAGCACTCTTTACTGATGGAAATATGAAAGATATAAAAATTACATTCTTAACGCCAGAAGAAAGAAAGATGTTTAAAGCAACTGTTATTCATAGAGAAAACAATCGAAATACTAAAAACATAGGAGGTTTTCCTGAAAATATTGCAAAAACTTATGCTTATAATCCAACAGGACAAAACTTATCAAGTTTCTATGAAAACGCAGAAAAATTACCAGAAGAAGTTTTTGATTTAAGTAATTGGTGTACAAGTGAATCTCATGCTAAAACATTTGCAGCAATAGCCTTATCAATTAGAAAAGAAATTGATCATGGAATTGTTTTTCAAACTCCTCCTAGTTCTGTTTTTGGATTAATAGCAGGTAATTACATTCGAGTATTAACTGAGATGACACATACAAGTCGTTTTAAGAATGGAAGCATTGATGACAATGGAATAGTTACTTCTCGTTCATCAATTTCTGGGTCTATTAAGGCTTATGTTTGGAGTCCAGGTACGTTAGGAGGTGTAACAACATCAACTTTTTCTGTTAATAGTGCAGGAACTAATTCAGCAGGATTAAAAAATAAATTGTTTGCTCAAGTTGACACCACCGAAGAAGATAGGATTTATAAGGTTGAATCTATTACTTATGGTGAAGAAGGTTTTATCCAGATAGCTGCTAGCCATGTACCTTTAACATCTGATAACAAACTTGCAGTTTTATATAATGCAAGTCCTAATTCTGTAAATGGCGTAAGCTTTACTCTTAGATTCCCTGAACTAAGTCGATAATGGCAAAATTCACCCCTACAAATCTAACCCCTTCGGCAAGAAGTTATTCTCCAGGTGATTATCCGCAAGTTGAGTTTGAAGCTAATAATGGGGTAAAGACTGTTATTCGTTATGGAAAACATCGAACTGGATCTACTTTTAATTTGTCATTTAATAACATTCAAGATTCAGATGCTGCTGCAATTTTACAAAATTATGAAGATATAAATTCAGTTTGGGATCAAGTTGATTTTTCTGGAACTAAAGTTCTTGAAGGGGCTTCTAGTCAGATGCAGTCATATTTTGTAGAAAGAACAGAGTTAAAATGGCGATATGACGGCCCTCCAATAGTGACAAGTGTGATTCCTGGACGTAGCAATGTTGAATGTAAATTTGTTGCTTGCCTCGATTCGCCTTAGAATATAATGACTGTTTAATTTAAAGATTGTCGTGGGCTACTATTCAGGCGGTGATGGGTTAATGAAAGTGGGTAATACCACAGTCGCAACCGTAACTACATGGAGTTTTACTGCTTCACAGGAAACCTTAGATGTCACAACATTAGGTGATCGTGATAGACAACTTGTAGGTGGAACTCGCAGTGTTTCTGGTAGTGCATCTATCTCTTGGTATTCCGCATCAGGTTCGACTTCTGGTCAGACGCAAGCATCTGTATTGATGGGCAAATTAGTTAAAACAGGTGGTGCGGTTTCGGAGACGGTAGAACTTAGTTTAGGAATTACAGATCATGCAGGTGATGCAAAAGTTACGACTATGACTGTTATTTTGACAAGTATTGCTATGACAAGTAGTCAAGGTGAAGTCTTGTCTGCTGAAGTTTCCTTTGAGGCTGCTTCTGCTCCTACTGCTGTAATTGCTGCTTAAATAGATGCCCACCTATTTAGGGAGTGGAGGGTTCATTGAATTCAAGCGAAGTTCTATGGAGCAATCGCTTAATGGAACTCTTACTCCTTCAGATGTAAATACAGCTAGGAAAAGGTTTTCTTTAACTGGAGTTAAAGGAAATATTATTACTGGTGACAAAGTAGAAATATCTAGGACAGATGGTTCTTCAAATTTACAATTAGTTTCTGGTCATAACTATCGAGATGGAAGTTGGTTTGTTCATGTAGATGACATAGGTGGAATGAAGTTATATACAAGTTTTGCTCTTGCTGTTGGTGGGACAACTTCTAGTGCTTTAGCACTTGCAGTTCCTACAGAGAATCAAGAAATATCTATAAAAGCTCGAAATGTTGCCTATAGACCATTAGCACGAATTGAAGAATATGAGTTCACAACATCAAGAGATCAAATCGAAATCAGTCAATTAGGAGATAATTTTAAACGTCAATATGAAAATGGATTGATTTCTGGTCAAGGATCAATGACTTGTTTTTGGGAACATAGATATGTTGCAAGTGATCCTGATTATTCAACTGGACAAGAATTTTCATCTTATTTAGCACGTTTAATTTTGCGTGTTAAACAAGGTGCTGATTTTTTAGGTCGTTTCTTTTTGTATAGGGAATCTGCTGGTTCTGCTAATAATGCGTGGTATGAGTGTGAAGCTCAGATTACAAATTGTAGTATTTCAGTTCCAAACGTAGGAATTGTAAAAACGCAAATAGACTTTATTACTAATGGAGAATTTAATTTGCAGGTAGGTACGACTCCTAGTTATCTCCTACAAGAATCTACTGATTTCATATTGCAAGAAGATGGAAGTAAGATTTTCTTAGAAGATGATGCAACATAAGGTATAACAGATATAAACTGTCCTTAAAGTCCGTGAGTTAAATGGCTGATCTTCAAATAAGTCAACTGCCTCAGTTAGCTGAAGCAGATTTGGCGGCTGTAGACGAATTAGCAGTTGTTGACGATAGTGCGTCAGAAACCAAACGAATTACGGCTAAAGCTTTAGTTGAAAAAGGTGTTGCATTAATTGATGCTGGTTCAATACCTGGTACAGCATTAGGAACTCTTGCTTCAAATGCTGTTACTACTGCATCTATTACAAACAATGCAGTTACAGCAGATAAGATTGCGGCTGGTGCGGTAGGTGCTAGTGAGATAGCTGATGGAACAATAACAGCGACAGAAATAGCAGCTAATACTCTGACAGCAAATCAAATAGCAGCTAATGCCATAGGTGCTTCTGAACTGGCTGATGACGCTGTTGATACTGATGCAATTTTAGATGCGGCTGTTACCAATGCAAAAATCGCAAACGGTACAATCGCTTATGCAAAATTAAATATTAATAATGCAGATATTCCTGGTGCAAAACTTGCTGATAATTCAGTAACAGCAGGCCAGATAGCTGCTGATGCTGTTGGTGCTAGTGAACTTGCTGATGATGCTGTAGATACAAATGCAATAGCGAATTTAGCTGTTACATCAGGGAAGTTAGCTGCTAATTCTGTTACTGCATCTAAAATAAATGATGGTGTTATTACAGGTGCAAAACTTGTTGCTGACACAATTACTGCTACACAAATAGCGGCTAATGCAATTACAGCTTCTGAATTAGCAGACGATGCTGTAGATACAAATGCAATTCTTAATGATGCTGTAACTGCTGCAAAACTTGCGGCAGGTGCTGTCGATACAACAGCTTTAGGAGCAGCGGCTGTCACAGGAGCGAAGATAGCTAGTACAACAATTACGGCAGCAAATATTGTAGCTGGCACAATTACAGCTACTGAACTGGCAGCAGGCTCTGTAGGGGCTAGTGAAATAGCGGCTAACGCTGTTGGTGCTAGTGAATTGGCTGACGATGCTGTAGATACTGCTGCCATAGTTAACTCAGCAGTCACCAATGCAAAGATTGCCGATGGAACTATTGCTTATGCGAAATTAAATCTTTCAGACGGTGATATTCCTGCTGCCAAAATTGCATCTAATTCTTTAACTGCAAATCAAATAGCAGCCAATGCTGTAGGAGCAAGTGAGTTAGCAGATAACGCTGTAGATACAGCAGCTATAGCAGATGATGCAGTTACTGGAGCCAAGATTGCAGCAGCAACTATTGCTGGAGCAAATATTGCAGCAACGACAATTGCCGCAGGAAATATTGTTGCAAATACAATTACTGCTTCAGAAATAGCTCCTAATGCAATAGGTGCTTCAGAACTTGCTGATGATGCTGTTGATACAGCCGCTATAGCTAACACAGCGGTAACTGGTGCAAAAATTGCTAATGCAACCATTACAGCGGCAAAATTAAATTTATCAAATGGAGATATTGCTGGAGCGAAGATTGCTGATAACTCTCTTACAGCAAGTCAAATAGCAGCCAATGCTATTGGATCTAGTGAACTAGCAGACAATGCAGTTGACACCAGTGCTATTGCGGATGATGCCGTAACAGGAGCAAAGATAGCCGCAGCGACAATTGAAGGAGCAAATATTGTTACTGGCACAATTACTGCAACTCAATTAGCTGCCGATTCTGTAGGTGCAAGTGAAATAGCAGCAAACGCAGTAGGAGCTTCGGAACTTGCAGACGATGCGGTAGATACAGCAGCAATAGTAAACTTGGCAGTTACAGGAGCCAAGATTGCAAACGCAACCGTTACAGCGGCAAAGTTAAGTTTGTCTGCTGGAGATATCGATGGAACAAAGATTGCTAATGATTCACTTACAGCAACTCAAATTGCCGCAAATGCAATCACAGCTAGTGAATTAGCTGATAACGCTGTAGATACTGCTGCTCTTGCTGCTAATTCTGTAACAGCAGCAAAGATTGCAGCCAACGCAGTAACAGCTTCTGAGCTAGCAGATAATGCTGTAGATACAGCAGCCGTAGCAGATGCAGCAATAACAACAGCGAAAATTGCTGATGGAGCAGTTACAGCAGCAAAACTTTCAGGAACAATTGAAGCTGGAACTCTTGCAGATAATGCGGTTACGACAGCAAAAATTGCTGATGATGCTGTAACAGCAGCAAAGCTTGGAGCAGGTGCAGTTGACACAACTGCTTTAGGTGCAACTTCTGTAACAACTGCAAAAATTGCAGCTTCAGCAGTCACCGATGCAAAGGTAGCAACTGGAATTAGTGGAACAAAAATAACTGATGCAACTATTACTGCTGCAAAATTAAACACAGCAAATATAGACAGATCTTTAAATGTAGCTTCTGGCAGTTTGGGGATCAATAATGTTATTTCGGCTGGAACATCTGCTGGAATAAGTTACAACGCACAGGGCTTAATAACCGCTGCAACTGCACTGGTAGCAAGCGATTTGCCAGTTGCGACAGCTACGGCAGTTGGTGGTGTTTCTATCGTCAGTTCAGGTGGACTTGCTGTTACAGGAGCAGGTGCTTTATCAATTGCTGCAACAACGACTGGAGCTACAGCAACAAAGGTCACTTTCAATAATTTCGGTCAAATAACAGGAACAGCCACTCTTGCTGCTTCTGATTTGCCTATTGCAACTGCTAGTGCTGTTGGTGGTGTTTCTGTTCCTACAGGAGGTCCACTTTCTGTTGATTCAAACGGTGCAATTACAGTTACTGATTCAGGAGTTACAGCAGGAACAGGAACGAAAGTCACAGTTGACGCAAAAGGAAGAGTCACAACTCTTGCAACGCTTTCAGATAGTGACGTTCCAAATCACAGTGCAGCATTAATTACTTCTGGAACTATTGCAACAGCAAGAATTGCAAATGATGCAATTACAGGAGCAAAAATTGCAAATGCCTCAACAACGCTATTTGGTTCTGTAGCTCAGACAGGTTTCCCAAACAGTGAATTTACAGGGCAATTTTTCTTCGATTCTGTCTCTGAAGATTTATATATTTATGATGGTAATGCTTACCAACCAATAACAACTTTAACAAAAGGTTCGCTGGTCTTTGGTGGTACTTTTAACGCTGGAACAAGTAAAGTTGCAAGTGTAACAACAGCAGGTGCAGCAGCAGGTTTAAGCATCGGAAGCAATGTTCCGACTCCTACAAGTTCAACTGATGGTTTATATTTAGTAGTTGAAAATGCTGGAACTCCAAGTGCGCCAGCACCTGTCGTTGCACTTGCACCACCAGATTATATTTTAGGTGTTACAAATACAGGTGGAAGTTCATGGGAAGAAATTGATCTTTCGCAGACCGTGGCCGGGCAAGTTGCAAGCAATATTGTTTTTACTCCATATGGTCAAATTGGAGCAACTAATGTTCAAGATGCACTTCAAGAATTAGAAACAGAAAAGTTAGCACTTGCAGGTGGCACTGTCACTGGGCAAGTCTTATTTAATAATACTGCAACGCTTGTTTTTGAGGGTTCAACTGTTGACGCATATGAAACAACTTTAGGAGTAGTTGATCCAACTACAGCGGATAAAACAATACTTTTACCTAATACTTCTGGAACTTTAATAACACATAACGATAGTGGAACAGTAACCAGCACAATGATTGCTGATGGAACCATTGTTAATGCTGACATAAATGCCTCTGCTGGGATTACGCTTACTCGATTAGAAGGCATAACTGCTGCAAAAATAATTGTTGGAAATTCATCAGGGGTTGCTGCTCAAGTTTCTGTAACAGGTGATATAGCAATATCAAATGCAGGTGTAGTTTCAATTACGGCTAATTCGATTGTTGATGGTGATATATCTGGATCGGCTGCAATAACTGGAAGCAAAATAACTACAGGAACTACAAGTGCCGTTGGTGTTCTTCAGTTAACAGATAGTGCAGCTTCAACTTCTGCTACGACTGCTGCTACTCCTGCTGCTGTCAAGATTGCGAAGGATGCTGCTGATGCTGCTGCTACAACAGCAAATGCGGCGTTGCCGAAAGCTGGCGGCACAATGACTGGCAATTTGATTCTGGATAATGCTTCGGAATTGCGTTTTACAGAAGCTGATTCAGATGGTGCGAATTACACAGCATTAAAAGCACAGGCACAAGCTTCAGATATAACTCTCACTCTTCCTGCTACAGCACCAACTGCTAACCAAGTCCTTAAGGCTAATGCCAGCACACCTACCACTCTTGAATGGGCAACTGATACAACCAATACTGCTGCGGCAGATATAACTGGAACTACTCTTGCTTCCAATGTTGTTGCAAGTTCTCTTACTTCAGTTGGAACTCTTACTTCTCTAACAGTTAGTGGAACAATTACTGGAGATGTCACTGGAGATCTAACAGGCAACGCAGATACAGCAACAATACTTGCAACTGCAAGAACGATAGGAGGAGTTAGTTTTAACGGTTCAGCAAATATAGATTTACCAGGCGTTAATACTGCTGGCAACCAAAACACTACAGGAAACGCAGCTACAGCTACAGCATTAGCAACCGCTAGAACAATAGGTGGAGTTAGCTTTGACGGAACAGCGAATATCACGCTACCTGGTGTTAATGCTTCTGGTACTCAAGACACTTCAGGTACAGCAGCACTTGCAACTCAGTTCACAGTCACAGCAAACGACACAACCAATGAAACTGTTTATCCGATTTTTGTA